AATGGATATTGGAGTATAGTATGAGTTCACAATTAAATGTAGACACCATTGTAGATAAAGCAGGTAGTGGTGGGTCAAATGTTAAGATGGCTAATACCTCAACCTATGTATCTGATGCAGGTGCAGTTACACAAAATACTGTGCAAGGTTTATGCAAGGCTTGGGCATTTAAAATAAGTTCAGGAGCTAGTCTTACTGATTCATTAAATATGAGTTCTATTGATGATGATGGCACTGGAGATTATGGTTTAAATTATACTAATGCTTTTAATAATGTAGCTTACATACCTAATCAGAATGTTAGAGGTGGTGTTGCGGCAGGTAACTCTGATGGTCATTTTGCTGAAGTTCAAACTTGTAACACGACATCAGCAGAGTGTCAAACTTGGTATGGAGATGCTGGTACAAATGCAACTTTTATTGATTGGGAAGTTAGACATACTTTTTTTGGAGACCTCGCATAATGGCTAGTGAACTTAAAGTAGATAAATTTACAGGTGTAACCACAGCAGGTTCTATACTTGTAACAGGTGAAGGCAATAGTACAACAACTAATCTGCAACAAGGGTTGTGTAAGGCTTGGGGAGAGTTTAATGCTTCAACTTCATTACAAGATAACTTTAATACTACAAGTTTAACAGATAATGGCACAGGAGACACAACTATTGTAATAGCCGCAAACTTTTCAAATGCTTTATTTTCTCCTAATTCAAGTGCAGGGTATGCTTCAGATAATCCTGCTAATTATGGTGGTGGAATAGCAAATGTAGATTCTGGAAATGCTAGAATGAAAACAACTAGTCAAGATAGTTCTTCTGCTACAGATACAGCATTTCAAGCATATCAATTATTTGGAGACCTCGCATAATGGCTAGTATATTAAGAGTAAACACATTAACAGATGCAAGTAGTAATAATAGTGTAGCTACGAGTGTAGTTTTTAACGGAACCACAAAGGCTTGGGTGCATTTTGACCAAAGTGACCAAAGTATGTATGACAATTATAATATAGGTAGCATTACAGATAAAGCTGTAGGTGAGACCACATTTGCTTTTACTAGCAACATGAGTGCAGCAAATTGGTCTGCGAGTTTTTATGCTAATACAAGTGGCAGTTCTGGTGATGGTCAATTTGGAGCAAGTATGAGTGGAAACATAGGTTTGAGAACAGCAACAGGATTTCTTTTTGAGGGTTACAATGGTAGTAGTATGATTGACTCAAAGCATTGTGATACACAAGTATTTGGAGACTTAGCATGACCAGAGCAGCAGAAATAGCAAAGATTATTGGCAAGGGTTCTGTTGCCATACATGGTGAAGCAGGAACTACAAGCAGTGGGTCAACAGGGTTGACAACTAATCTGCAACAAGGGTTAGCTAAAGTTTGGGCAAGGGTAGCAGATGAAAATGGTTCATACTTAGACTCTTTTAATACAACATCTTTAACTGATTCAGCAGTGGGTAAAGCAGTTGTAGTTCTTACATCAGCAATGTCAAATGCAAATTATTCTGTATCTTTAGCTATAGGTGAAAACTTTTCAGAGCCTAACATAAATAGTGCATCAACAGGTAATTATGAAGTTTGGGTTTATGATGAAGGTGGTGGTGCATATAGAGATGTTACCACCCACAGTTCAGTATTAGGAGACCTCGCATAATGGTCAAGGCTAGTGAAGTAAAAGCACAGATAGATACACACGAAGCAGTATGTGCTGAGAGATGGAAAGAAACTATCTTACGAATCAAACGTATTGAAGCAATTATGATTGGTACAGCAGGTACTATGATACTAATGATGGCAGGGTTGCTCTTGAGGTAAGTATGGTAGTTGCAGAAATTCTTACTGGTATTGCTCTAGTACAAAAATCAGTAGATTTCATAAAGAGCAACATAGGCACAGTCAACGATATAAAAGATATAGCTAAACAGATTGATGGATTCTTTGAGGGAGAAGCTCAAATGAATAAATCATCAGGTAAAGGTATGTCTATTGCTGAACAGTTTGGATCTGTTGAATCAAGTGCATCTGATTTCATTGATAGGAAATTGCTTGAAGAAAAAAGAAATGAATTAAAGAACATGATTAATCTTAGATTTGGTCCTACTGCATGGGATCAGATCATAGCTGAACGAGCAGATAGAATAAACAAGGTTAAAGAAGCTAAAAAGATTCAACGTATTGAAGCTAGACAAAAGCAAAAAGAAATAATTGATGTGTTACAAACAGCAGGAATTGTTTTCTGTGTTATTGCAGTACTAGGTATTATCATTGCTATGTATGTAAAAGCATTTGCTAAAGACTATACAAGACAACAAAAAATACAAAGAGGTGAAATAGTTTTACCAACTATGACAACTTGTAGATTAATGAAACAAAAAGTTTACAAAGATAAAATGGCTTGTATATATCAAGGTGCAAACAAAACATATGAGTTAGAATTTACTGACATACATATTGGTTGCCCTAGACAATATAAATGTATTTTAAATCCCAATGGTAAAGAACCTAACATAGATCAAATAATGGAAAGTTTAAGGAGTATAACAAAATGACAGCATTTATGTTGGCTTGTTATCTTAATGGGTCATTAAATGGTACAATTTATTTTAGATCTATTAATGATTGTAGTTATTATACAAAGTATTTAAGTGAACAAACATATGACAGTGCTACTGGTGAGGAAGTAATATACAAATGTATATGTAAACTTGTGCCACAAGTAGACGAAAAGAAAGTAAAGGTTTACTAATGACAGAAGATAAAAAGAAAATTGTTAACGTAGACATAGGGCAAAATAGTTTTGAGTTATCACTGAGAATACTTGGTAATGAGTTTGTTGCTATTAAGATTGGCTCTACTAATTTTAGTGGTAAGCTAATAGCTGGTGGTATTCTTTTGCTATTTTTTACTTTAGTCTTATTGGAAGGTTTTGGATTAAATGAGATTTTAATACAATGAATGTAGACACTTTTTTAAAATGGAAGATACTACCAAGATTTATGATGCTTGCTAGTACGATAATGTCCTGGAGATGTGCCGAATGGTTTATGGATTTAGATGCACCAACTGCTAGTCAATCTGCATTTGTATCTGTGGTCATGGGTGTAATGACTGGTGTGTTTGGTATATGGATGGGTCACGAACATAAAGGAGAAAACAATGTTAACAGCACTAATAGGTCCAGTAAGTAAACTTGTTGGCAAGTTTATTGAAGATAAGGATGTAAAAAATAAATTAGCACACGATCTTGCTACTATGGCTGAGAAACACGCACAAGAATTAGCAAAAGGTCAAATTGAAATAAACAAAGCAGAAGCACAGCATAAATCTATATTTGTTGCTGGTTGGAGACCTTTTATTGGTTGGACTTGTGGCGTTGCGTTGTGTTGGCATTTTGTTTTAGCTCCTATAACTGTATTTCTTTGTGCATATTTAGATGTTGTCATTGTTGACTTGCCTACATTTGACATGGGTTCTTTAATGACTGTATTGATGGGTATGCTCGGATTGGGTGGACTTAGGACATATGAAAAACAAAAAGGTTTGACAAAATGAGTAAGTTTTACATGAAGTTATACGATTTTTTTAAAGTTATATCTGATTATTTTTGGAATAAATCTGTTAAAAATAACAAAAGGAAAAAAAAATGATGTGGTTTTGGTTGAAATTATCAAAGTTTTTTAATAAAATTGGTAATTATTTTTATTATCGTCATGTAAGTTCACTTAGATTTAAACAGGAGATTGAAATGAAAAAAGGACTTTACTCTAACATTCATGCTAAAAGAAAAAGAATAGCAGCAGGTTCAAAAGAAAAAATGAGAAAGCCTGGAAGTAAAGGTGCTCCAACAGCTAAGAACTTTAAACAAGCAGCTAAAACAGCTAAGAAAAAGAAATGACTTTATCAAAGAATTTCACTCTTAATGAGCTTACAAAGAGTCAAACAGCAGAACGTAAAGGGATAACAAACAATCCTGATGCTACAGCTATTTATAATTTAAGATTGTTAGCTGAAAACATATTACAGCCTATTCGCAATAAGTATGGTTCATTTATGGTAAGTTCAGGGTACAGATGCCCTGAATTGTCTATTGCTATTGGTAGCTCTAAAGATAGTCAGCATTGTAAAGGGCAAGCAGCCGACTTTGAGGTAGCTAATGTAGATAATTATGACCTCGCTGTGTGGATAAAAGAAAACTTAGAGTTCGATCAGCTTATATTAGAATGTTATACTGGTGGTAATACTGGATGGGTGCATTGTAGTTATGTTGAAGATGGAAGAAAAGAAGTGCTTACATACGACAGACTTAACGGCTATAGACATGGATTGATTAATGGCTAAGAAAAAAAGTGTAAATCTTTCTGTTGGTCGTGGAGAAAAACGATCAGTTAAACAGGGTGGTGGACTAACTGCAAAAGGCAGAGCTAAGTATAATCGTGCAACAGGCAGTAAGTTAAAAGCACCTGTGACAGGTAAGGTTAAAGCTGGAAGTAAAGATGCTAAAAGAAGAAAGAGCTTTTGTGCTAGGTCTAAGAGTTGGACAGGTCCTAGAGGTAAAGCTGCAAGACGTAGGTGGAAGTGTTAATTAACAAAGGAGAAAGCTAATGCCAATGGGTGCAGGAACTTATGGAAGTAAAAAAGGTAGACCAGCTAAGAAAAAAGGTCTAAGTGCAAAGCAAAAGACATTGCCTAGTGCTTTGCAAAAAAAGATTATGAAGTCTAAGAAAAAGAAATAGTTACTTATCATCTTTTTTATAAGTGTATCTAGTTCCATCTCTAGCTGAACCACGCTTGTAATCATATTTATGTGAGTCAATAATAACACCACCTAAGTCAGACACACCTGCGTGCACTTCAGGAGCCACAGGTTTGTAGCTTTTGACATTTGCTTCTAACTCATATTCTGCGACTGCTTTAGGGCAATCTTGAAACACCATATTAGCATCAATCTCACTTGAAAACACAAACCATCTTTTACCAAACTTTTTACCTTTAACTTCTCCTGTTTGCAGTAGTCGTATAAGTCTTTTTCTATTGCTTGGTGTATCTCCAAACATAAGTTCGGTTGCTTCCTGTGTGGAATAGTATGATTTAGAATGGTATTTCATCATCAAGCTCGTCTTTTAAAGCAGCAATAGGACTAGGTTTTGGTGGGTCTATTGTCTGTGCAAGTGATTTCATTCCAGGTTGTGATACTCCATCAGATATACTATCTGTGTAGACTCCTTGCACCACCTCTGATATGGCAAGACCAAACGTGCCATCATCATTACCAAATAGTTTTACAGAATACTTAGCATCTTTTCTAAGATGTATGTCTGCTGGGGAGCCATCTTTGTATGGTTTCCAATTAGAGTTACCATGTGTAGCTTTACCCTCTGAGTTAGGGTACAAGGTTATGTTCATAGTTTTTATGTATTTATTAGCCATTTGTTTTCCTTTCAAATTCATTTAAATATTTAACAAATATCTGAATTGCTTTCTTATACAAGTCAGGGTTATGTTCTTTCATTTCGTCTAAGGTAGACTGTGAATCAGTGTAATAAGCATCTAATTGATCTTTAGTTCTTTTCTGCCCACACCAATGTTCAAAGTCAGGAACCTTTGCTTCGTGCCTTTCTCTCCTTTCTTCAGGTGTTGTTTGAGGTACTTTAATTTGTTTTGGTGGTAGCTCTTTGAAATTAATCTTAGGTTTTTCTTTACCATTAGATCCATTGTCAATAGTGCCACCTTTTATTTCTTCAGGCATTGCTTCTTTAAAAGCGTCAGCTTCATCTTCTGCATAAACATCTCCATGTAATCCAACTAACTTAAGTATAACACGATCCTTTGCTCTTTTCTCTGCCATAGCATAAGGATAACTATTCTTGTTGTTAGATGGTGCAGCTTCTCCTATTGACCATTCTGATTTGTCTCCCATTTTGCCTGTAACAAGCAAGCTGACTATCTTTTTTTCAGAATTTGTTTCTAATATTAATGGTTCGTTAAAAACAATTCCTTTATGTACTGCAACTTTCTCTAGTGCTTTGTGCAACAGTACATATGTGCCATGACAATTCCACCCAGCCTGTTGATGTGTCATGCCTATTTCTTTTAACGTTTCTACAACCTTATCAGGTATATCACTTTTCATTTTTACCTCTTATCATTTTACTCAACATTTCCATAAGCACCTCGTTTTGCTGCGAAACAACTTTATGCTTATCCTCTAATTTAGCTATACGTTTCTCTAATAGATCTATAGCTTGTGCATGATACTGTTCAGTATCAGTCATTTGTTTTTGCCATTTATTGACTAATTCGTTTATCATATCCCAGCTTGCTCCTCTGCCATGTGTTGTATTCTGTCCTCATCAGTTACAGATTGATGTAGGTAATGTCTTGAACTCCACATCTTTTGCTGGTTTCTGCCACTCTCGCCTTTAATAGCAGTTCCATCTACAATCACTAGTCCTTTATCTTTTAGTGCCTTGTAGCGTGCTGTAATCGTGCTGTATCGGTATTGTGCTAGAGCATACTGCACCTGATCTGATATACACCCTGTTTCTCCAAAAGAATCTATCACTTCCCACACTATCTTTTCCATTTGAGTTGCTTCTACTTTGTTAGCACTTTCGTGGCTAGTAAAGGGATCAAGATTACGTCTTAATGTTATTGGATTTGTCATTATAAATTCTCCAATTCTTGTTTCATTTCTTCTTTTGTCATTTTAGACATACGTTCTTCAAGCTCTGCATTAGTCTCAATGCCATGAAGTTTGGCTAGTTTGTCTAATGTAAACTGTCCACTACTAGACATTCTGTCGTATTCCCAATAAAGATCAGATATTAAACTCAATGTTATGTTTAGTTTTTCATTAATTAGTTTTGTCATGTTAAATCTCCCATAGTTGTTTTGCTAGATTGGTTATGTTGGGTCCATGTCTTTGTGCTATCTGCACCATGTCAGGTTGGACAAGTCCAGCTAGTGTTTTCCATGAACCTCTGCTTGCTTTTAGTAAGTTCTGAGTAACTAACCAAGAACGTACTACATCATCATAAGCTCTTTGCAGATTATCTTCTGTCATAAGCTCACAATTCGTTTCGTCTACTATGTTATAGCCTGATGCCGTAACAAATAACAAAGCTGGTTTTTCTCCTGTAGCTTTCCAATAGACTGCTTGTTGCATAACTTGTTGTGCAGATGGTTCTGTCTTAGGTTTAGGCACTCGCCAAGACCTAGTTCCATCTTTCTTTGGTGGGTTTCTCATAGGTAGAGAGCATTTCAAATCTATCTGTCTGCCGCCACCTGAGTAATCCTGATATAAAACTATTGGTACATCTATTTTAGGTTCAACAAATTGCTTCATTGATTCTCCCTCAATACGATTAACACCCTCGAAATACTTGTGCAGTCCATCAACTGCGTGCTTAACCATTTCAGGTAGATGCTCACGAAACTCCTCGTATTCTTCTGCATCTTTACCATTATCCCATGTTCTAGGTGTGTAACCTTGATATTCTGTGAGTGCATATCTAACAGACTCGTTGATTTCCATAGGGTCTTGTTGTCCTCTGATTGGACTAAAGTTATGTAATCCCATAGCACAATCAACACCTGTCTGTACTTTGATGCCTGATATTGGTCTTGATGCCATAGGAAAGCTCATGTTGTGTTCTTTTCTAAGGTAATGTTTCAGCACCATTTCATCTTTAGTTATGGTTGCATTACTTTGACTCTCGTGTTTCATACCAAAGTCTATTCTGTAATCAGGTATCATGACCAAGTTGAAATCTCCTGTACTACATAACCATTATCCATACTTTCAACGAAAGTCACACCTCTCATTTTATCAAGAAATATCTCCCAATCATTACCATCATAATCAAAGTTTTCAATATCGACATCAAACTTATAACCATATTTGTTGACCATATCTTCTTTGTACATAAATTTTAAATCAGTCATAATAAACCTCTTTGTAGTCAGTGTGTAGTTGTGTTCTGTTACTAGCTTTTGCAGTAACATTAATTACAATAGCCATCTTTCCTGTTTTTTTATTTAAAGTATAATTAAAAGCTATTAAGTCTTTTTCTTCTGCTTGTTTTTTTATCCCTGAGATAGATAATCTTCTGTCTCCTCTGTTTACAGTTCTGTAAAAAGATAAATTACAAACAGTTCCATCTTCGTATGTTGCTGGTAATAAATGCTTTTCTCCATTGACCATTTTATCAAAGTCTATTTTAAATAGTTTTGCAAATCTCCTGATGCTTGTGTTCGCATCTATTATAGATTTGTTAAGCATTGTATTTGTAAGTCTAAGCTGACCAAAGTCAGGCTTTAAAGTTTTTAAAATTTTATCTTCTTCGTTCATAAGAACCTCCATTCCTTTGCTATTGATTACTAGATTATGCTTTATAATCTTTACTGTCAACATATTATTTAATTATAATTGACAGATTGTCAACAACTAAATATCATAGCAATATGAAATTAATTGATTACATAAAACAGAACAGACTTACACAAAATAAGTTTGCTATCAAATCAGGGTTAACTCGTTCAGCTATTTGTAGGTTATTAAAGTCTGAAAGATTTCCTAGTCCTGACACAATGAACAAGATAGAGTTAGCCACGCTTGGTCAGGTATCAGCAAATGATTTCTTAAAACAAATGCAAGAGAGAATGATAGATGGCAGATAGTCGTAACAAGGGTGCATCTTTTGAAAGAAAGATATGCAAGTTAATCAAAGACAATCTAAACATAGATGCCAAGAGAAACCTAGACCAATACCAAGCTAAAGGACAGGCTGACATTGTGATTCCTAGCTGGTCTATTGAGTGTAAAGCATACCAAAAAGGAACCACTTACAAACAATCTTGGCTAGAGCAAACAAGAGAAGCTGCAAAGCGTCTTAGTCTTACACCTGTTTTGATATACAAGTTTAACAACTGTCCTATAAAGTGTGTTATTCCTATTGATGTATTGTCTAGGAACTTTAGTGCTGGACATGACTTAGTTTGTGAGGTTGATATAGATACATGGTTTTACATAGTGAGGGAAAGAGATGTTATTAGCTGATGGATTTGAAAAGGCATTTATAGGTATAACAATACCTTGTCCAAATGCAGAGGAAGTTGCTGTTTACGATACTGCAATATGTTTAAGTGTATTGATGAATAGAGATGGAATGACAGAAGAAGAAGCGTTAGAGTATTTTCATTTCAATGTAGTTGGTGCTTATGTTGGCAAGTTTACACCAATATTTATTACTAGAGCTACGATAGAAGAAGCTAAAGAAAGTTGTGAATACTATGGAAACAATAGTTAGAGAAGCAGTATCTAATGATTTCTTTTACATTGAATCATTGAGAAGAAAAAATGGTTCTGCTTTAGGTTTTATACCTAAAAATGTTTATCTTAGCATATTAGAAAAAAAACGATTAGATAATAGAGATAGATGGGCATACTCAAAAATATGGGTAACTGTTGATAACAACGATTTGACAGGTTTTTGTTATGCTTCTTTCTCAAATGATCCTGTTAATATATTTCAGGTTGTTGTTCAGGAAGATGCTAGGCGTTGGCACAGAGCTTTATTGTTAGAAAAAATTGTTTACAAAGAAAGTTTGTTAAGAGGATTTACAAAAATTAAATGTAGAGTTGCTTATGATTTAGAAGCTAACACATATTGGAAAGCGATAGGATATAAACCAATATTACAAACTACTTCTTCGTGGTTAAATCAAAAAGAAAGTGCTAGTAAGCGACCAATCATAGTTTACCAAAAAACATTAAAAGAAAACGTAAAACAGATGGAATTATTTTATGGATAAGTTTGAATTACTACAAAAAACTGTTGATGTTATACAAGACAGAGGAGAAGATTATGGTTCTATTGTTGATAATCATACTCGCATTTCTCGTCTATGGTCTGTGTTGTTAGATACTAATGTTACACCTGAGCAAGTGGCTCTTTGTATGATAGCCGTAAAACAAGCTAGGTTGATGGAAACTCCTGACCATGAAGATTCCATACAAGATATTTTAGGCTATGCCCTTACTTACCATGAGTGTATCAATGGCAAAAAATGATTTTCACATATTTAAAAAGCAAGCTCGTCTATCCAAAACAAAAGAAAAATATATAGATGTTTTGTTAGCTATGAATGTTTTACCCAGCACTAATGAACACATGACTAGACTTACTCTTGAAGCCTATTGGGTGTACTATACAGAACTTTCTCAAATAGAAAGAAGCAACAGAGATGTTTCTCGTTTTGTGCATGGTTATGTAAGCAAGAATATCCAGGATAAATTATTTTCTTGACAGAATTTTGCTCCCTCGTATAATCAGCCTTGCTGTTCCTAGCAAAGCCGTATGGCAACGATCAAAACATAGTTTATGTATCTTAGCTTAGATGAATGTAAACTATAAAAATTAAAAAAAATATTAGAGTTTGTAATATAGTATAACTATTAACATATCTATGCACTGCTATAGCAGTGCATAGATAGAGATTTCTCTTTTATTTTTCGTCTTGATATATTCTGTTAGTTAAAATAGAAACTGTTTTACTTATTGGTCTTTGTCCTGACTCATAATAACTTATCATTCTTATTGTTATTCCAAGTAAATTTGCGAACTCGTTTTGCGTATATTGTAATCGAGTTCTGATAGTTTTAAATTGCTCTTTCGTTAATTGCATGGTAATTTCTCCTTTACCTTTGCTAGGTTAGGGCGTTGCATCTGTCATGTATGCAACGCCTTTTATTTTAGTTCTTGGCATATCCTAATTGTTAATTATTTCTAAAAGGCTTTCAGCAAATTCTAATCTGCCTTGTGAAAGATCTGCCGTTCCATCTGTGATAGTTGAATAATGATGCTCTTTGTTAATTTCAATTTCTCTTTTAACAAGATCGATTATTTTTTGTTGTTGTTCTTTTGTCATGTTTTATGCTTTCTCTTTTGCTAGTTATGGCATTGTTGCCGTTTTAAGAGCCGTGTAGCTCTGTTAATGTATAAGCTGGTAC